CTAGGATATTTATATATTTCTTTAGAAACATCATCTCCGAGTTTAAATTTAGCCAAATAATCTTCACGCACCATGTTTGTTTTTGATTTCTTATTTAAAACATTTTCAAAAAAATTAGGATTTACTGATAAATTACCCTCTCCCATTTTTGCCATTGTACTACGCATTTTTCTATTGGCAGTTATTGATCTAATCTTTGGAACATTATATTTTACTGCTAATTCATCTAATTCTTTCATAACAGTATTGACCATTGAACTAGCTTTATCACTCATTCTGCCTAAATTTACTATGCCTATATTTTTTGTGTTGTATCTTGATAAAGGAACTGTCTTACCAAATAAAGTATAATTGGGGTATCTTTTATCTTTTGCATTTTTACTTATTTGTGTTTGAAGATTTTTTTGTATAGCGGCAGTTTTTTCTATCTTCATGTTTTTAATTTTAATAGGTTTAAGTAAAGATGTAGCTATTGTTGTTTTTGAAATAATTGGTTTTTTTACTTTAGGAGTGGGAACTAAAGGTTTAGTTTTTAAAACTTCTTCTTCATCTTCATACCAATCAGGATTCACATAAGAGAATTGGTGTCTGCAATTATAACCACCTCTATTAATCATTGGAGTTCCTGATTTCTTACCACTCCATGAATTGCTATTCCATATTCTAGTTATATCATCAATAGTATAAATACCTTTTCCACTTCTATCATAAACTCCATTAATCATATTTCTACATAATGATCTGGTTGTGGGTATTATATCTCCATAGTATTTGACATAAGTAAGTCCAGCATCTTTAGCTTTGTTAAAATTCAATGTGGCATCAAAATCCCTTAATGAGTCGTTTAATAGCTGTCCAGCATATCGTTTCATATTATTACCAGCCCTATCAGCACCCAATTTTGTTTGTAATGTCTTAACTGCTTTATCTACTAATGTTGCTTTGCTTGAATCGTGCTTATTTCTTTTAATGTAATCAACTAACCTATTCATTCGAGGATCATTGGAACTGGAATAGATTCCATTGATGGATTGTCTTAACTCTTTTTCTAAAACAGTAAATTCAGAACCTAATAAAGTATTTTGATAAACCTTTTCTGATAAGGTTCTAGTAAAGGTGTTTGATATGTCTTTGAATTGAGTAAAGTATTGTTGTTTTAAATTCTTAACTAAAGCCAGATCGCCTTTTGTAAGTTCCTGAAATTCAGGTGGAATAAGACCTATGGTCTTAAAAGCTTTTTCAACTCTTAAAGCTTGTTTGCTAAATCCTTGTCTAACCACCCTGTCTGCAAAAGGTAAATAATGCTTTTCTAATATAGCTTTAATATGAGGCCTGATCGCTATGGCTGATTGTAGGTTGGTAAGTTTCCCTATGTCATCAAGAGGCAAACCTTTATGAATAAGGGAAGCAATGTCATCTTCGATCTTATCTAAAACTTTTGTAAGTTGTTGGTAATATTCGGCTTCGGCAATCTCAATTCCTTTGATTCGATATTTGGTTACTTGTTCAATAATATTGGCCATAAACAACTCTTTATCATAAAAAAAATAAAAATTCAAAAAATCCCCACAATAGTTAAAAAAAATAAATATCACCTACTGCCATGCGACTTATTTTTTGCCACAATTCACTTTGCTAGATTCTAGAGCATTTTGAAAAAGTGGGCATGATAGAATCTATATATAAAAATAATTATGGAGGAAAAATGAAAAAATTATTTTATATCAAATGTAGATGTTCAGGTGATGTTTGGATTTGTGATGTTGTTGATACTTTTTTAGAAGCTAATATTCTTTTAAAAGAATATCAGTTGGATGATCCACAATCTAAATTCAAAATTATTTATTCGTTGGGAGATAACGAGATAAGCACAACTCCTTTCAATAAAGAAAGAATAGAAAAACATTTAGGAAAGGAGGTATAAATGGAAAAATTTGAAAAAGGATTTCATCCCACTGTTCAATCTCTTGGAATAGAAGTTTGGGTAAATGATATTTATGAAGTTTGGGTTTATCGTAGAAAACTTTGCGATCACTTGGTTCATAACGAATTATATAAAGGGAAATGCACCTATATTACAATTAAAAGAAAAGACAAAAAAGCAATCCATGACTGGCGGCATTTTCAAACTATTAAAAACGAACTAGCTGGGAAAGATGTTGAAGCTATGGAGATTTTCCCAAATGAATTAAGACTACATGATACGGTAAATCAATATCATCTTTTCTGCCTACCTAAAGGAACAAGTATTAGATTTGGTTGGAAAGATAGGTCGGTTGATTATACTCCCAAGAAAGGTGGCCATAATAAAGCCGGACAAAGAGGTTTAAACGAACAAGCTATCTAATTATACCACTTCTTCTTCAACTGTTTCTTTTTGAACTTCGTCTTGTGTAAATTCTCCAACTTCAGGTTTGGTATCTATTTCTTCAAAAATAATATTTAATTTTTCATCATCATCTATCACTGCTCTTGCTATTTCCTTATCTATTTCTTTAACTAGAGTAGGAGATTTAACATTGATCGCTTTAGCTTGTTGGTAGAACATAAGGTCAGAGGCATAATCTCTTATATTGAAAGAGTCAGGATAATCTATTTCTCCATCAAACTTTCTGTTTTGGAATACTGCATACAATCTAAATAAATTTTCTTCTGCTATTTGTAGGTTATCGGCTTTTTCTGATAGTCTTGCATTTAATAATTCAAATTCTGTTTGTAAAGCTATACCACTTGATACTTGGGTTTTAGTTCCTCTAACTGCATCTGTGTGGGAGATTCTATGTATCGCCTCAACCTTTTTATTAATAGAATCCATAATCGCTTGTAAGTTTTGACCGCTAGGTTGAAGCAAGTAAGGTTTTAAATTCGGTTCCATTTCTTCCGGCATCTCAATAATCGCACCAGCTCCAGCACTCGCATTAACACTTGGAGTTTTGACTAAACTAGGATGGTTGGTTAATCTTATTAACTGTTCAATTTCTGAATATTCGTTGTAGATAGATTTTTGCAAATCGGCTATATCTGATAAATCCGACTGGCCAATTCCTCTTTTGTGGGATTTGGAATTGTACAAGATAACTGCTGGTATCTTACCAATCAGATTATCGGCAGTATCCAGTAAAGTGGGTTCCGCACCTTGAAACGGAACATAAATAGTGTCAACTTTATCTAGATACCAACATCTTAAATAAGTGCCACCAGTTTTATCCACTTCTTCTCGTACTTTGAGATAATCTAATGAATATTTTCCATTTAATTCTCTTGTATAATTCCAATCTAAAACATTTTCAGGAGTTACAATAGACAGGTAAGGTCTTATATCTTGTTCTAGTTCTTCTGCTCTGGTGTTGGTTGTTATCTTTGGCTTGTCTAATATTAAAAAACATTGACCATAAATAGATGAATAATTTTGAGCTTGTTTAATAACAGAGTTAAAATCATTCCCATCTAAATCAGCATCTTTTAAAAAGATTTCTAAACTAGGATCATCTTGCATATCTCCAAAATCCCTAGAGGGTTTGACTCTAAATAAAAAAGATGAATAAGTTTGAACTATATTTCTACAATGGTTATCGCAAGGAGTGTTTGCAAGTCTTTGATTAAATTCATTATCCAATTCTAAATTGTAACGATTGAGATATTGACCAATCATGTAGTCGTATCCACCGTTATACGATCTAATCCAAAACTGCCAATGATTTACATTCTCTTTATAATCTGTATGAGTTTCTAATGCTTTATCTCGTGTGTATTCCATATTGCTTTTGCTTTATATTCCACCTTTGAGGTTTAAACGAGGCTGATTGAATAGTCAAAGGCTTTAAAAAATCGACTAAGTATCCGATGCTATCATTCATGTGATCGTATCCACTCTCCTTATCAGGAATGTTGGTTCCAATTTTATAAATTTGTTGCTGTAGTCCTTTTAACATTATTTTACAAGATTTTGAAATAAAAATATCCCTTTCTCCACTTGCCGACTTCAATCTGGCATTAACAGCATTTACTCGATCTCTAATTGGAGTATGATGATGTCTTACCTTAACTTTAAAACCAGCATTTTGTAAAATACTTAAATCAGTTTTTCCTCCAGCACTTGTTTTCCTTTGACGACAAGCTGGGTCAGGATAAATAAAAATTGGTACTCTTGTTCCATACCGATCTTTTAACTCTTGACACATTTCTTCGGTATTGCTTGAATAAATCACTACTTCATCAACAAAATAAATTTTATCTTTCTTTGTAATCCTTTCTTGATGTATCTGAGCAACAGCACAGCTCATAG